ATTGTCTCTACAACCCCTGCATCGCGGGTGGTTATCTCTAGTGACCATGGGTCTCCAGCGGTGGTAACTGAAAAGGTTGTGCCACTACCACTAATATCTGCACTGGGAGTTACATTAGACCCAGACCAGCTATTGTAGTCACCGCCATACACCTCAGTCTCAATAGTACGTTCGATGTCGATGGTGGTAGTTGTGGTGGATTGCATCGACCCCTGGGTAAACTGTGGGGTGACAGTCTGTGCTGAGACTGGAGCAGCCAACAGCAACAGCAAAAGTAGTTTTTTCATTTTGGTGGGTCAGTTTTAGAGTTCTTATCTACACGAGAAATACCATAGGAAGCTAAAGTCCCACTGAGCAAAGATGCAACAAATGTTGGATCCATCTTCTGCAACATTCCCATGTAAGATGCAGTCAATACGCCTGCACTCCAAAATAAAACGAGTGCTTTTACGATCTCTCCGCAAAAATCACTCAGCCACGTGTGGTGTCTTTTCTCCATCTTTTTTCTTCCGGGTAAGTAGTTTTTTAAGCACAGGCTTCAAAACAGTTACTGTCCGTTTGAAAATTGCAGTGGCTGTAAGGGTGGCTGCAACGGATACAGTCGCAGTTGTACCAGCGGTAACTAGTATTTCATTACTAGGCAAAGGAACAGTAAAATCAGTAGCAGGAATATCCACATAACGGATGTCACTTGGCGGTTTTACTGGTGGTGGTTTTGGTTTAGGTTTTTCGTTTGTCTTCGGTCCTTTGACCCCTGGAGGTGGTCGGAGGTCGCTAGGAGGCACCACAAGCGGCTTGTACGAAGGCAAATCAGCTCGTGGTACCTCTAGTACCGGACGTGGTAAAAGAAGGGGTTCAGGGAGCCGTAGAGACGGTAGTACCGGTGGCTCTCCTAAATCCATCAGCTATCACCAAACAGGCCGCGTTCGAGAACGTCCACGGCTGCATCATCAACAGTGTTGTCAGACTTCTCAGCAAGTTTGCGGAGCATGTCAACAATGAGGCGTTTTACTTTGTCGCTGTTGAGGAACGACATAAGGACAGGGCGAATAAGTGCAATCATAATCAGCTCCAGGGTGTACCAGATCCAACAGTAGGTGTAGCTTGCTCAGTAAGCTGTGCTTCAAGAGCAGCAGCAACTTCGGCAACTTTTTCTTCTCCAAGGGCTGCTTTGACCCAGCCAACGACAGTCTCTTCAGTCAGGTCAGCGTAGGGAGTAACCACATCGCCTTCAAGACCGATAGAACCGTAAGCACCTGCGGAATACACTTCGTCATCAGAACGTGCATCAACGGTGTAGTGAACGGTGCTAACGCGACCGTCCGAAAGAGTGCGCTCAAGGTTAGCGACTTTCCAAGTAATAGTAGACATAATTTGCAAATAAAAAAGTGGATTATTCAGCAGCTTCTAGGACTGCAACTTTGGTTTCTAGGGTTTCAATTTTTACAAGCGTTTCTTGCAGTGCTTTCATTAAGTAGACAACCATGCCAGATGGATTGTACATGTATCTTGATTCATTAGTTTCAGGATTAACATGTAATGGATATGCTTCAGGGAAATTGTCAACATTATCTTGTGCTACATAACCCTTTGTTTTTTCTGTTCCATCGTCTTCAGTTGTAAAATTAAATTTCTTAGGCTGTAAAGATCTAAAGTATGGTAATACTTCTTCGTCCCAAGTTTCAAAATTCTTTTTAAGTCTACTATCAGATCCAGATGTATTGAAGCTAGTGCTTGAGCTGCCGATAGAAATTGATCCGACCTGAGTTCCATTAACTCTAAAATTCCAAACAGTCCCACTGCTGGTGTTCCAATAAGAGTTTGCCCCAGTTGTAGACCACCAAAAACCACTTCCATAATTAAAGCGAAAACCTGTGACGCTAGTGCTGCCGCTAACTGGAGGATCAGAACCAATTTGCGTAGATCCATCAGCATAAATACGCATCCGCTCACTATCGTCAACCCTAAATGCAAGAACACTGCTGCCTTTAGCGTTGGCATGGTCAACATCAATGGCAAAAGTTGATCCACTTTGATAAATTCTTGAAGATGACGAATCATCTACATCAGTAAAATGCATTTGGCATGTATTGCCAGAAATATGGAGCAGTCCACTCGGGGACGAGGTGCCGATGCCAACATTGCCCGAGCTGTCGATACGCATTTTTTCGTCAGAACTGAGACTGACGGATCCACTGTCTGCACCATCTAGTGCAAACACAAGATCGCTAGCTCCATAGTTGCCAACATCAACAGCAGCAATAGCAATTTTTCTACGGTTGCCACTGTCATTGCTAAAAATTAAAGACGCATTATTTCCAGTTGCATTGTTTTCATTGTTAATAAACAAGCCTTCTGGCGTCGAGCTGTTATTGCTTGTAAACTTTTGAGTAATAAAACCAGAGCTGTCAATGCGCATCCGCTCCGTGTTGCCACCTGCAGCAAACCTGAGTGCTCCAGCGCTTGTTACATCAATCAGACCTCTATTTGTAGTCGAACCGTTATACCTAAAATCAACCCCTGGATTGCCGTTGGAACGATCTATTTTGATAAACGCATTTGTCCCAGCAACTGTTAAAACGTCACTTGGCGACGCTGTTCCGATGCCAACGCGCCCAGAGCTGTCGATCCGCATCCGCTCAGAGCCACCTGCCCCAAGGCTCAACAGCTTTCCTGATCCTGCATGAACATATAAAGCCGCATTGTTATTGTTAATAGTTGCAATCTCTGTGCCACCATATTCAAAACCAATAGAAGCTCCAGATGCTGAATTAAGAGTGAGAGTTTCGCTAGGCGACGTGGTTCCAATGCCAACTCTTCTGTTGTCGCGAACAATGGTAATCGCGTTATTATCATTTGCAGTATTGGAGTCAGCTGCAGAGTGAGTGCCAATGTGAGTTAAATTTGTGCTGCCGTCGTATTTGACGTAAGCGCCAACATAACTGTTGTCTTCTGTAAGCCTGAGTGTGGAGACTTCTGTATTAATTGTTGTAGCCCTTACCCTTAGCGTTGGATTAGATCCTGCAGCGTCTACCAGAACTCCAGGCGACGCGGTACCGATGCCAACCCGGTTATTAGTACCGTCAACCTTCAGAGTATTGCTGTCAATGTTGATATTGTCATCAACACCACCAGTTGTAATTTGTGTAAGTCCCATGATCAGACCTCCGTGCTAACGGAAGCCTGATATGCGGCAATAACTTCATCAGTCCAAAGGGCAGACGCAATCGCCTGCACCTCTGCTACTTCACCAGTCACGTCATCGCCAGGGTGGACAACGTGGCGGTGATGGTTGCGTGCCAGTTCAACGCCATCTTCTTCGACCACAGTGGTGGTGCGGATTTGAATAACCTGATTGGGCAGGATTTCTTCTTTGTATTCAAGTCGTTTTGTAATAGCCATTAAGAACGTCCTCCAGACGAAATAGGTTTAGGCGTAATTAAGTGTTTGTAATGTATGAACCGTTGAAAGCGATGACTCCATTTCCCATGATGGAACCAGTCATTGCTCCCATACTTTGGCTGTAAAAGAAACAAGACGCTCCTCCGTTGTAAGGCGCGACAAAAGGATATGAGGTGTCGATAGTATTTCTAGTTATTTGCATACCATATTGTTCAGTCGTTGTTTGCTTGGCTGAGAATGGAAGTTGGAAATTTACATTACCTGACCCAGCACTTTTGCCTGCAATGTTCACAAAACCCGCAATAAATACGGCATTGCCAACCTTAGTGTATATGCCTGTTACCGAATTTGTGCTTGCAGTGATTCCATTAACAGTTGACGACCAAGTGCCCTCTTCATAATCGTCAAGAGCGTTTGCAGAAGCCGTGTCGCCATTAAAAGTTAGGCCATTGTTTGTAAACCGCATCCGCTCCCCACCTTCGACATCTAGCCGAAGCGCCATGACACCATCAGCGCCATTATGAACGGTATATAAGATTGCATCATTCGAGCCGCCATTGCGACGACTAAAACGAATCGCTGCTCTTGTATCGCCTAATCCTCCATCCGTAGAATCGAGGATATGCAATTTAGCGTCAGGCGACGACTCCCCAATGCCAACATTCCCAGAGCTATCAATACGCATCCGCTCCGTCGGAGAAGACACACCAGAAGCTTGTGTATACAACGTCAGGAACTTTGAATTATTATTGGTACTTCCGTCTTCTGCTACCAGTCGGACTTCACCAGTCGAATCGTTGTTGTAAACAGCAAAGTCTGTGTTACCCGCACTTACGACTAAGTTGTTTGCGGCATTGCTGCCTACAACTTCTAGTCTTGCCCCGGGCGACGACGTTCCAATGCCGACATTGCCAGAGTTATCGATGCGAACGACTTCCGTGTTGTTGGTGCCAAAACGAATGTAATCATTTTCGTAGTTCCAAATCTCTCCTCCCTCTCCACTGTTCAAAGCAATTTTGAACCCATCAGTTGCGGTCGCTCCAGTGTCCCCATTGGTCAACAAGATTTCACTGTTGCTAGACCCGCCTGATCTGTGAATGTGAAAATCAGTGGCAGGCGACGACGTTCCAATGCCAACGTTGCCAGAGCTGTCGATGCGAACTAACTCACCAGAATTGTTGCCAAACCTGTAATCATTTCTGCATTTAAGAAAAGCAGTTCCAGTTGAATCCTTAAGCTCAAGAGTTACCTCTGTGTCACTGCTTTCAAATCGAGCGACTTCGTTTGTTGCTCCTGAATTGACATGTAATGCCCTAGACGGCGACGACGTTCCAATGCCAACGTTGCCCGAGCTGTTGATTCGCATCCGCTCGGCTGGTGTGTCATTGGCGTCAGAACTTGACCGCGTACCAAAAGACAGAAAACCAATACTATTTGAACCTTCTCTGCCGTGCCCTATATACGCACCAGCGACAGAAGATCCGGAACCTGATTCGCTAAATACAATCTGCGGTCCTTGACCAACTATTGCACTGTCGCCAGACAAAACAATATGTCCTGTATTAGTGCCGACCGTGCTTGCCCCTCTGATTTCTAACTTGGCTGATGGGCTGGTATCTCCAATGCCAACATTTCCAGTTGTTACAACATTCTGACTGCCAAAGTCCGGGCTGATTTTGGTGCCAGCAATGGCTGCATCAGCCTTAACCATCGCATTATTGATGGTGTTGTTGCTAGGTGTACCGATGTTGACAGAAGTACCTACAGTAACAATAAAGAACTCAGAGCCAGTAGCAGGAGCTGCAGCAAGAATGATGTCAGCATTGTCAATAGCAAAGCCTTCAGACGGTTGTGACGTGCCACTGTTGGGCTTTTGAATGACACCGTTAATGCTTACAATATGCTGCTGTGCGACACTTCCAGGGTTGCTGAGGGTAAACCTATAAGCAGAGCCGTTAAACGTCGCTGAGCCGCCTCCAGTGCCGCCTGAGGAGCTTAGAGTGTTGATAAAGTAGTTACCAACAGCTTGTACTTCTTCCCATGCAGTCACAGTGGCGTCATATACCAGCATCTTGCCAGTGGACGTGTTAAAGAACAGGTCACCAGCGTCTAGATCTGTGGTAGGATTGGTCGAACCAATACGATACCGGGCAAAGAAATCGTTGACATCATCGTTCAGTTGTGCAATGTCAGCGTCTGTACCAAGGACTTTGTGGTACGTATAGGTGTTGAGCGTGGAAGTAGAGACAACTTGCAAGCCTTGACCTGCAGGAAGAGTGCTGCTTTGCAATGCAGACGGGAAGCCAGTGATGGTCACAGCAGTGCCACCAGTCGTTTGACCACTCGCAGTTCCAGATGCACTGACTACCAGACCACCTGCATCAGAGATAGACACAACAGTGCCTGCATCATCAGATGGATCAGGGTTGGTAGTGGGGAAACTGTTTTCGTTTGCGATGGCAACAAAGCCACCAAGGTTGTCCATCAGGCCAAGAACGTAGCCGCTGATGGCATTAGACGACGGATATTGGGTTGTGCTGCTAGCAGTGAAGCTATTAGTCAGCGTATTACCGTCGAGTTGGTTGATTTCAGTTGCATTAGCAGTGACACCATCCAAGATATTGAGTTCGTTGGTGCTAACAGTCGCACCATCTAGGATCTGAACCTCAGCTTGCGTAAGATCAGCCAGTGCAGACGCAGTAGTAGACCCCATAGTTGCCAGTTCACGCAGCTCAGCATCAGCAAGCTTGACGTTTGTGACAGCATTGTCAGCAATCTTAGGCGTAGTTACACCACTATCAGGAATTTTGCTGGTAGTAACTGCATTATCTGCAATTTTACCTTCAACAACTTGGTTTGCACCAATCTTTGCGCTAGTAATGGCGCTGTCGTTGATCTTTGCAGTGGTGATTGCAGAGTCAGCCACCTTTGCAGTGGTGACATTTGCGTCAACAATGGCTGCAGTATCGACAGAAGCGTCAGCTAGCTCACTCGAAGTGACTGCATTAGCTGCAATCTCGCTAGATCCAACAGCATCTGCTGCAATTTTTGCGGCAGTAATTGCATCGTTTGCAATCTTAGCGGTAGTTACGTTGGCATCAGTAATCTTAGCCGTGGTAACAGCATCGCTAGCAAGCTTTGCAGTTGTCACACTCGTGTCTGCAAGCGAAGCAGTCGTGACGTTTGCATCAGCAATCTTTGCAGTAGTTACTGCGTCATCTGCAATGTCGCCTGTAGCAATAGTACCGTCAGAAATTTTTGCGCTGGTAATTGCAGAGTCAGCAATCATGCCAGTGGCAACAGTACCTGTGTCACCAGTAGTAACGACAGTGCCAGTTACGTCAGGCAAGGTGATCGTACGGTCAGCAGTAGGATCAGTGACCGTAAGAGTTGTTTCGTTTGCGTTATCAGTCTGACCTTCAAATACAATGTCAGCGTTCTGACCAAAGTTCAGATCACCAGACATGGTGCCACCAAGGGTCTGCAAAGCGTTGTTGTCAACCTCTTGTGCAGTAAACAACACTTGGTCAAAGTTGTTGTTCAAGTCTTCTGCTTTGACAGCCGAGCCAGCAAAGAACGTTGCCGTCTTTTCGTCGTTGTCAGTATCGCGGAAGATAATCACGTTGGCCCCGTTAGACGGAGCCGTAGTGAAAGAAACAGTAGTTGCGTTGGCTAGAGTAAATGCGGTTGTATTTACGCCGTCGATTTTAGCTTTGACGTCGGCGGTTTTAATATATGGAAATGTAAAAGAGAAGTTGGTGGTGGAACCATTCCCTGTGAATGAATTTTGGGTTACAGCCATTGCATGTTAGTATCTGTTAGTTATCAAAGTATGTACGATAGGTTTGTGAGAACCTTTCGATTGCTCCTTTGTTTTGCTCTTGCCGTTGACGTTCGACACCTTGCAGCCTAGTGACTTCATCAATGTCGTTACGCTTAGTTGCTAGATCGATTAGCTGTTTATTACGGATGGATTGCACAAGATCAGGGCGAATGTCGAGAAGGGCTTGTTCAGCAATGAGCTGACCCTCTTTTACAACCCTGTCCATTTCTCTGTACAGTGAAGTTTTTTGTTCGTCAAGAGCATGGTCATCTAGACCAACGTCTGCACCAACAGCACGGTGTGCTCTAATTTTACCTAGAATGTACTTATATTTAGGCTTATCTAGGATCTTCTCCATTTGTTTCCAACGTTGTTGTGAGCCAAAATGACGTTGGATAAACTCGAATTCTTCTGGACTGTATTCCACAGAACCAGTAGAATCTCTCTTCAATGCGCTGAGACCTCTCCAACCGGAAGTGTTTAGTTTTTCACGCCAAGGTTCAGGTCCGTCAATCATTGGAAACGGGCTGACAGCATTGAATGCACGCATCCAGGGGTTGTCAATATGTCCAACAGGTTGTCCAGTCCAAGAGTCAATGACCATAGGAAGGTCTTTACTGACAACTGGGAACCGGCTTTGGATCTGTCCGACAAAATCATTGTGGATGTTCTTGACAGTGCTGTCGAACATCTTAGTAACCATGTTAATGCCAGATCCCATCGGTACGTAGTTACTTACAGTGCCTGACAACAGTCGAATCATTCCAGTGTCATCACCACCAAGCATCTTGACAATTGGTTCCAAACCTGTAAGGAGAACCATGTCAGAATACATAGATGTCAAAGTCCACTGAATTTTTCTGCCGATATTATCCATCATTGCTTCGTCAGCATCACCAGCGTAATAAGCCAGATCACCAAGCAAAGTCAGAAGTGGATCTACACCAGGAATACCTTTGTAGCTGTACCATTTACCACCAAGGTAGATAGTTTTCGGTACGTATCCATCTTGACGTTCTCTGTAACGACGTGCGGAATTGTAGTGACCAGATCCACGAATGTTTCCAGACGCTGCAAAGCCCCACATAGATTGATAAAACAGTCCACTGAAAGCTAAACGTCCAATGTACTCCCTCTTCAGGTTTTGAAAGATTGCACGTGCATTAGGGTCTTTGTCAAAATCAACGTCGTGCTTAGCTAGTGCCTTCCTAATGTCATCATCGCTTCTTGCCCAAATTACATCACCTTGTTTTGTAATACCGGGCAGCGCAGCCAAAGGTGAGTATGATGCTTCTAACTTCAAAGCATTAGTGCTTGAAGTTGGGAAGTACATAAAGTTACGCAGGAATGGATATTGATCAATAGCGTTGTTTGCGAGAGCAGCGGCTTTGTCGTCAAGGTTGAGTGCAATCTCACCAGCGGCATTTTTAGCTGCTTTGTCAAGCAAAACACCCCTGCTGTCAAACATGCTCTTGAAAACCTCATGCTCAGCTTCACGCAGAGCTTTTTCGTCAACGTAACCAAACTTGCTAAAAACGTTGTCGTAGGCACGAATGCGTGCAGTCAACGTGGCAAGATACACATTGGTGCCTTGGTCAATACCAGACATACCAATCTGTGTTGCACGACCGAACCTGCTGTTGCCAAACAAATGCATAGCCTGCGCCATACGCAGTTTCATAAGCTCGCCATACTTTCCTTCCGCTTTTAAGGTCGGTGCAAGCATGTCAAAGATCTTAGTCTTGTCGTCAGCGTGTTTTTGGAAGTCCTTACGAATGAAATCCTTAAACTCATCAGGGTTCATAAAACCCTTTTTGATAAGACTAAAGCCGTCAACTACAGCACGTTTGGCTGTTTCGTAACTGGCTGCGTAGTAATAAGCGAACCGCTCAATAGCTTTAGGGTCACCAGCCATAGCTGCAACACCATGTCCTAGACCTGCATTGATAGGTTTACGCAACAGTTCAATCGTGTTGCCTTTGAATGCGTTGATAATTGCACGACCTGCAAGTTTGCTAGCGTACAATGTGGCTGACAAACCTTGTCCGAAGTAAGTTGCACCTTGTGTGTCACGGTTGACAATGAATGCACGTCGGAACGAAAGCTGCTTTTGTGCATAAGCAAGAAGTTTTTCAAGACTATCGACTTCACCATTGGTAAGTTCAAAAGCCTTGAACAACGGCATCATTGCTGCTGGGTTTTCACGAGCAAGCTCAGCAAGGTTTTCGCTAAATGTTTTAGCTTCTTGACTAATCCGACGACGACCTTCTTTAA